TTGTCATTTACTGAGGTGCAAGCCAAACTTGCAGAACTCTATGGTGGCGCAGCAGCTACAAACGCGGAAACCTTTCAAGGCAAGATTGATCGATTAACTGTTGCATTTGATGAGGCTAAGGAAAGTTTAGGATCTGCATTGTTGCCATTTGTTGAGCAGTTTATTACATTCTTAAACGACAAAGGCATTCCAACACTAAATGGATTTATTGCAGGACTTACAGGCGATGCAGGATTAAATGCAGCATTGACAGAAACCCAACAAAACGCTGCAAGTTTTGGCAGGACTATTGCAAGTATTTCAGGCATCATTTCAGGATTTATTACATTCCTCAGAGAAGCAATTGGCTTGGTCGTATCACTTGCCAATGAACTGATCCGCGTAGTTAATATTATTCCCGGAGTTAATATCGGTGCATTACCTAACCCAGCACCATCAGCAGGTAGATCATCATTGCCAGCAGTTCCAAGAGGCGGATCTAACTTTACTTATGGCTCAGGCAATCCAGTTAATATCACAGTCAATGCAATAGACGGCGAGGGTGCTGCAAGAGCTGTGGCTAAGGTGGTAAATCAAAGCGCATCAAGATCAACACCATCAATATCACAGACAGCATTACGAGATAGATAATGACTGCATGGTTGCCCGATTGGAAACTCACAGTTGCAGGTGTTGATTACACCGACATAGCAATAAGTGATATTCAGCATGAGGCTGGTCGAACAGATATTTATCAGCAACCAAATCCATCTTATTTGCAAATTACATTTGTGGCGTTGTCTGGTCAAACTTTGCCATTTGACATTAACGATAGTTTAAGTCTACAAGTCAAGGACACATCAGCTGCTTATGTCAATGTATTTGGTGGCGATATAACAGATATAACAGTCAGCGTTGGTGCAACTGGATCAAATGCAACTGTTATTGAATACACAGTCCTTGCAATGGGATCACTTGTCAAGTTAGCAAAAGAATTGTATTCAGGCACAATTTCGCAAGATGAAGATGGCAATCAAATTTATGACCTATTGTCTAGCGTATTACTTGGAACTTGGAATGATGTCCCAGCAGCTTCTACATGGGCAACCTATGATGCAACTGAAACATGGGCTAATGCACAAAATCTAGGACTTGGTGAAATAGATCAGCCTGGTCTTTACACAATGGAAAACAGAGCAGCCGAAACAGATACCATTTACAACATAGCAAGCATTATTGCCAATTCAGCATTTGGTTATTTGTATGAAACAAATAATGGTGATATTGGGTATGCGGATGCGGATCACAGACAAAATTACTTATTAACTAATGGCTATGTTGATCTTGATGCAAATCATGCTTTAGGTCAAGGACTTAGCACAATCACTCGTTCAGGTGATATTCGAAATGATGTGTATATTAATTATGGTAATAACTTTGGATCACAGAAAACTGCAACATCGGCAAGTTCTATTGCAACCTATGGCTACAAAGCCGAAAGCATAAACTCAGTTCTTCATTCAGCGATTGATGCTCAAGCTGTGGCAGATCGTTATATTGCCCAACGAGCATTCCCACAACCAGCATTCCAGAGCATTACTTTTCCAATCACAAATCCTGAGATCGACAATAGTGATCGGGATAATCTTCTAGGCGTATTCATGGGGCAACCGCTTAACTTGCAAAACCTACCTGCTCAAATTTCATCAGGTGAGTTTGAAGGTTATGTCGAAGGTTGGTCATGGAGTACTAGGTTCAACGAATTATTCCTAACAATTAACTTGTCGCCTGTGGCATATAGCCAAGTGGCGATGCGTTGGAATACAACACCAATTATTGAGGCATGGAACACTTTAAGCGCAACATTGACATGGGAATACGCTACAATCGTAGCCTGAGATAAAGGACAATATGGCAACCACTACCAATTATGGATGGACAACACCAGACGACACCGCGCTGGTCAAAGATGGCGCAGCTGCTATTCGCACACTTGGTTCATCAGTTGATACAACAACAAAAAACTTAAATCCATCAACAACTCTTGGCGATGTTGAATATCGTTCATCAACATCAAATGTAAATTCAAGACTTGCTATTGGAACAAGTGGTCAAGCATTAACAGTTGTTGCAGGTGTTCCATCATGGGCAGCATCGTCAACATCAGTTTTAACTACAACTGGCGACACTCTTTATGCTTCCGCAGCAAATACATTGGCAAGACTTGGAATTGGTAGTGCAGGACAAGTTCTCACAGTTGCAGCAGGTCTTCCTAGTTGGGCAACACCTGCAAGCGGTGTAACTTTTAGCGGTTGTAAATTATACAAATCAGTAGGACAAACTATCTCAAATGCAACTTCAACAGTTTTGACTTGGGATAGTGAAACTTTTGATGTTGATGCTTATCACAGTAATGTTACAAATAATTCCAGAATAACTATACCATCGGGAAAAACTGGGTATTTTTTGATTACTGTAAATGTTCGTTGGGATATTAACTCAGCAGGGGCAAGACAAGTGTTTATTCAGGACAATGCCGGAACTCAATATGGTGCGGTTTTACAACCAGGCATTGCCGATGAATATACTGCTCAAAGTTTTACAACTATCATATACGCAACTGCCACCAGTTATTTTGAAGTTGGAGTATACCAATCAAGAGGTGGTAATTTAGCTCTTAGAGGTGGCAATATTTTAGAATCTTCATTTGGTATCAGTTACTTAGGAGCATAAAATGATCAAATTTAATAAGCCAAATAATCTTAACGGTGCAGAATTAATTAATGAGTTAATTGCTGCTGATGTAAAAGTTACTGGCAGACCATTAATTGATGGCAATAATGACTTGTGGTTAAACATACCAAAAACAAGTGAAACAAAAGCTAAAGCAATTGTTGATGCTCATAATGGAAGCACAGAATCTGTTGAACCAACAATTGAGGCAAAATTAGCAAGCATTGGTTTAACAATAGATGACATCAAATCAATTCTTAGCTAATGAAAGCTTGGTTATCTAAAGCTGCTGTTCAAATGCGTGAGCAAATTGATGACAGTTTTGCCGATAGATCGCGCAAGTCGGATGGTTGGATCGGGGATCAAAAACATCAAAACACTAAGAGCGATCACAACCCCTTGCCGTCTGGTGAAGTTTGTGCTATCGATGTGGATGCCAAATTATGCGATCAGCCTGAGATGAGCATTTACTTAGCAGAGCAAATTAGAGTTGCTGCAAAAACCGATAAGCGTATTAGTTACATAATCCATTGTGGCAAAATTGCTAGTGCTAAATCATTTTGGCGTTTTGTCAAATATCGTGGAATTAACGCACACACGCGACATATCCATATTTCATTTAAACCAAATCAAAAAGGCGAGTTCTTTAACATCCCACTACTAGGAGGCAAATAATGAAACTATCTAAAAAACACAAAGCAGCAATTAAGTCATATCTAAGAGCTGTTGCAGCTTCCGGTATTACTGTCCTGTTGGCAATTGCAGCCGATATCCGACCTGAGTATGCAATTTTGCTTGGTTCAATAGTTGCACCTGTTGCTAAAGCAATTGATCCAAGTTCAGGCAAAGAAGCTGATTATGGACTTAATGCGAAATGACAGTCGAATCTTGGGTCGCTATCGTCGTTGGCGTATGCGCCGTATCAACCAGTTTATTAGTGGGTCTGCGCTTTCTTATTAAATCCTACTTATCTGAACTTAAGCCCAATTCAGGAACATCGATCAAAGACCAAATTTGCAGATTAGAAACCCAAAGTTTGCAATTACAACAGCGTGTTGATGATCTGTTTGTGTTAATCAGTAAGCGATAATTTATTTTATGGCGAACACACGAAAACCTATCAAACGCAAAAAGATCAATCGTCGAGTCGTTCGCCAAACTCCTGATCCAACAAAGATTGATGCGCATTACATTGCGTTGCATGAATGCTACAAAGCTGCAAGGAAAGCAGGATTTACACCAGAGCACGCATTTTGGCTCATGACTGAAATCAAAACATTTCCGAATTGGGTTGTTGGCGATGGTGGGATTATTCCTAGCATAGACCCATCTGACGATGAGGATGACGATTAAGCGCATCGCTTTTGTTAGCGATCTACAAGTGCCATTCTTCGATGAATTGGCAGTCAAGTCAGTAGGCAAATTTCTTGCCAAATGGAAACCCCATCGCACTATCTGCATCGGAGATGAAATTGATCTCCCACAGCTTGGTGGTTTTAATGCCAATACTATTGATGAGATGGTTGGCAACATCCATGAGGACAGATTACAAACTCAACAGGTTTTGACTTATCTTGGTGTAACTGATGTGCTAGGCAGCAATCATGGCATCAGACTTTACCGATCAATTAAGAAACGATTGCCCAGCTTCTTAAATTTGCCAGAGATGCAATACGAGAAGTTTTTAGGTTATGACAAATTAGGCATCAAGTTCCATCCTTACGGCTTAGATTGGGCGCATGCTTGGACTGCCGTTCATGGCGATGCTTTTCCGCTTAGTCAAGTGCCGGGTCAAACAGCCTTAAATGGGGCTAGGAGGCTAGGAAAAAGCGTAGTGTGTGGGCACACCCATAGATTGGGTCAATCAGCCTTTACAGAGGCTTCTAGAGGTCAATTAGGCAGGACTGTGTGGGGCGTTGAGGTTGGCAATTTAGTGGATTTGAGTAGTTCAGGCATGGCATACACAAAAGGCTATGCAAATTGGCAAACTGGGTTTGCTGTGGCTTATGTTCAGGATCGTAAAGTGCAGGTAATTACTATTCCAATCAATGCTGATGGCAGCTTTATATTTGAAGGCAAGGTATATGGGGCTTGAAACAGACTATAAGCACCGCACGATTGATGATCATATCGATGAATTTGAGGATATTGGCGTTATCTAATCGTTATACAACACGCCGAAAGTAGATAACCGAAGGTCATTGATTTAGGTCATACTTTATGTATGCACAGATCGCCTGTGTATATGTAGGGAGCGACATGATAGAAACAACAACACTTTGGATATGGCTATATTGCATGTTGGGGATAGTCATAGGTTATGG